TTGGACACCTTTAACCCGGTATGCTCCAACACATACTCCTTGATCTGCGGATAGGTAGCTCCATCTTGGAACTCTGACATATCCATATCTTCCAAAGAGAACTCAACCCGAATCTTTTTCGAGTCGACCTCGCCCTTGGAAAGCAAGACAACCGTCTCACAGTTTGCCGTTTGTAGATAGCAAGTATTGCACCATCACTGCGCATGTTATATGATCCCTTACTTTCCGCATAAAACCAATAAAAACTGGTTATCAAAAAACCATTTATGTCTATTAAAAATCCTCTATATTATATAGCAACTTATGGACCGTAGTCAAATCGTTGTCATTGACTACGGCACATCTGTTTTACTGTCTTAAACCCGGATACTGCAGCGCGCCATCCTGATCAGGTGTGAGCATCACCGGCTCCGTTGCCATCCGGCCATCATCGTCCAGGTAATACCACTTGCCGCTGACCGTCTGCAATCCGGTCCGCATCACACCATCATCGCCCAGGTAATACCAACCGCCGTTATAGATATACCAAGTGTTATGGACCATCATGCCAGCGCCGTCAAACCAGTACCACTTATCCTCATCCCTGTACCAGGCGTTGACCACATACTTGCCGCTGCCATCCCGGAAGTAAAACCGCCAGCCACCGTCCTCCTGCTTCCATCCGGTCTTAACCTGTTCCGGCACCCAGGTAGCCATAAACTCTTCCGGCGTGCCGTACTTCTGAATCAGCGCGGTAGGTGTGCTGCCCCAGTCCGGCAGATAAAGGTGTGGCTTGTCCACGATACTCTTCCAGTTACCGCCCCAGGCAAGGCCCAGTTTTTTTGCAATCTCTGCGGCGCGGCGGAAGTGTCCCTGGCTGTCATTGTAGGCATCATCGGAGATCTTGCCATCCCCATCGATGTCCATCTTAAGATAAAAGTCAAAGGCAATGCCCCACTGGTGCTGCGAGCGGTAGCTGCTGCCCTTGGCGTTGGTTACGATGTTACCAGGCTTGGTCCGACCCTGAGCATACAGGGCATCCTGCTCCGCTGCGGTGCGTAAAGTCTCGCTGATGGCTACGGTGATGCCCTCGGTGGCGCAGGCTTTCATCCAGGCGGATGCGATGCGCTGGAGACGCGGGTGGCAAAGTGTAATGTCTCTCATGGTATCACTCCTTTACTCTGCAAACATCCAGTCGTCTGCCAACATATCAGCCTGTGATGCAAGCCATCCCATCTGTACGCCACTAGTTCCAACAAACGCGATTGCTTTGTTTCCGATAGCTTCGTGATTGCAATTTACAATCTCACCGTCAGCCGCTTTGTAGGAGATTGCGGTTGCCAACTGGATATACTGTTTTTTTCCATTCCATCCCTGTCGTGCCACCTTCAATCCTCGTTTAAGATACCGGATGGCATCTGCAAATGAAAATACAGCAGTACCGCCCAGCACCGGACAGTTTTTCTCATCTGCAATCTCCCATTCTTCAGACTGCATATTCATGAGTGTATACTCTACACGCTGCGTTTCCCTGATATCCAGGAGCTCGCCCTTATCAGAATCCTGTGGTCTGCACTGAATCATGATTGTTTCCTTCTCCGGATCCCAGTACCAGTATCCTCCCCAGCCTGGAAGTTTTACCTTTGCACCCTGTTTCATGGCTTTAAATGCTTCTGTAAAATTCATGAAATACTCCCTCCTACTCTTCGTAAATGACAGTCAGACCATATGCTACTGCTGCATCATGCTCTAACCTGCCTCCTCTCGTCTGTTCCCAACCCTTGCAAAAGTAAACTGCGTGACACATGGACATTTTTCTAAACTCTTTGCCAAGAAGCAAAGCGGAATCTGTACCACACCACGCTCCTTCATGTGCTCATTGTTGTACCACTCATCTGTAAATAAGGTATTTACAATCTCATATCCTTTTTCTTCCAAGACTTTGATTGCCTGTTTTCTGGTTGCCTTGATTTCTTCTTCACTTTTTCCGGCCATCGGCTGAGATAACATTGCTTTCATCATTGATTTTTCCTCTCTTCTTTAATTATATGTAAGGGCGGCATGAAACCGCCCTGTTGCGACGTCGCAATGGCAGCCATCACCCGGACTGCCAGCGGGAGATATCTGAATCACCTCCTTCTACGCTTTTGATGCCTGTTTCACAACCTGGT